TATGAGGTCTTCAGCCTGGCCATTCCTCTCTAGTCCTATCACCATGTCTGAGAGCTGTGCAATGGATGCAGAGCCTCTAAGCTGTGACAGGCTACTAGCAGCGCCTTCCTCGTGGCCTTTGCCGTCTGGGCGCTTCAGGTGACTCACCATAAACAGTGTGATACCAGTCTCTTGTACTAGCATGCGTAGCTTGGTGCATATCTCATCCAGCGCCTTCCTCTCATCGCCATTGCTCTGTGCAGACACAACAATACTAACGTGGTCTAGGAACAGAAACTTGGTGTCCAGTGCTTTAGCCATGTAGCGGCAGCGAGCTATGATGTTGTCTATGCTGGTAGAACCGAAATGGTCAAACATAAACAGTCTCTGAGTACCCATTGTGGATTCAAAAGCCTCCCAGCGTTCCTCTTCTGTGCTCTCTACGTCAGGCAGGTGCAGGGGCTTGTTAGCCGCCAGTGACATCAAAGACAGTGCAGTCTTACGTGCATTCTCCTCTAGGAATAATAAGCCAATGTTCTCCTCAGAGTGTTTGAGGATATGCCACACTATCTCTCTCACAAACTGTGACTTACCTAGTCCAGAGCCTGCTGTGATGGTGACTAGCTCTGCCTCTCTGATGCCATAGGTTAGCTTGTTCAGGCTCTCCCAAGGATACATTACAGCAGACTTCTCTACTGGCCTGTTCACCTCATCCCAGAGACTAGCGCCATTGATGATGCCATCAGGTACGAACTTCTCAGCATTCCAGAAAGCTGAAATGTAGCCTTTGGTGTCGTTAGCCACTAGATAGTCGCAGGCATCTTTATAGTGTGGTGGGTTCTTCATCACTGCTGACTTGCCACCAAACAGCTCTGCAATCTCTCGCGCAGCCTTCTGACCAGGTTCGTCAGAGTCCATAGATATGACAATGGCATCGAAGCTGTCTAGCCATTCATAGGCTGCTTTACAGTCCTTTAGAGCGCCACTAGCGCCATTCCTAACAGACACTACTGGGTACTTGCTGCCCTGCATCTGATAGCTGGCTGCTGCGTCAAACTCTCCCTCAGTGATAGTGACATACTTAGAAGAACCAGCAGAGAATAGATGCTGTCCGAATAGCCCTGCATCTTTCCACTCACCTACAATGCTGTGCTGCTTGTCAGGTAGCCGTATTTTAGCCGCTATAGGAACCAGAGAGTCTTCTGGGTGGTGGTAGCTGAAGTAGGTCTTCTCTGGGGTCTCTAATATCCCATAGAACTGAGCTGTAGCTGTAGTCAACCCTCTGGATACGATACTCTGGTACTTACCAGTGGTTAACATGTTCTCAACAGCATTAAAGCTTGGTTTAGGTCTAGGGTCGTGGTTCTCTGGAACCTCTACAGGGTAATAACCCTCTCCCGTTTTAGTGTACTTTCTGCAACTGTGACAATATGTGCTGCTTTTATTGATCTGTAAAGCATCACTACTGCCACAATCAGGGCATGGTTGATGGATTGCTTCAGTCATTCAAAAATCTCCTCATATACTCTGCCATAGCTTATTAAACAGAGAGGAAGGCTCAGTATAGCCCCTTGAAAGGGCATTACCTCTATGTTGTCTGTAAAGCTGTTAAACACCCACACTGGTCTACTGTCTGGGAACTCTAGGTCAAAACCTACGCCCCGCCTGTACTCTATAGTCAAACTGCGTCCTAAGATAACCATGCTTTTTTACTCTCCATATTCTTTGCTATTACACGTATCCTGCGCTTACATATTGGGCAGGGTTTAGTCCAGTCTGTTTGCTCTGGATGTTTACAGTAGTTCGTTCTCTCTTCAGGTATGTTGTAACTCCCCACCACTCTAACACGTTTACCTTGTAACACCAATTTATCTCTAGTTGTTAGAATCATAATCACCCACCTTGCTGAATACCATGTCATATTCTGAACTCTCAGCAATAAACTGAACAATAATAGGCGCTGGTACTTTGTAGAACTTTGCAGCCTCTTGCAGTGAGAATACGCCATTACTAATATCAGCAGCAGCTTTAAACACTGCCTGCACTTCTGGATTCATTGTTCCACTCATCATATATTCTTTAAACATTTTTAAAATCCCGTTTGTTGATTGTTAAAATTTATGCTACCCTCAGAACTATATAGTAACAAAACAGCCCTTCCTTTAGCAACAACTACCAGCAGGTACTACTTTAAAGAGTACTTCAGCTCCTCTAAAGTGTCTTCCATATACTCAATATCTTCAGGGTAAGGAGTCCATTTAGGGCTTTTCAGTTTCTCTACAGTATCTGCTGCTTCTGTTAAGTCTCTCAGAGCATTAAAGAATCTCTCTCGCAGCTCCCAGTCTTCTAGTTCCTCTAAATGCTCATCACCATGCAACAGGTCATTAGGGCCAGTGAATACGTTCATTTTAGTTCTCTCTCTGTTGGTTAAATATCTGCAATCCCAGCTCAGGGTGTACACAATTGCGTAGTATCTGTGCAGGGCAATGGTTGCCTTTGTAGTAGATGTTCTCCTCATAGTGTATACCTAGCCAATCCATTAGAGCCTTCTTACCTGCCAGATTAGCTAAATTAATAAAATTCTCTGGTCTTTTAACGTCTACAGCATCAAACTCATAGTTAGACCAGAAACAATGCCTGCCTACTGTCACTGTTGGCGGTACTAGAAAATCATAAAAAGGCTTAACATTCTCCACCACCCAGTTACCTTTGTAAAAATGCTGTAGAAACAGTATCTCTTGATATAACCCCATATCAGGATAGTTTCGGTTTTTATGGCGTGTAGCTTTAGCCATTCTGGAATGGGTGGGGCATGGTGGACTAGACCAGATAAAATCAAAGTCTCTAAAGTTTTGTCTCAGGTATTCATGCGCATCGCCAACTATAACGGCATCTAATGGGTGTAGGCGCTGATAAACCTCAGCAATCTTCTCGTGGCTCTCTACTGCTACTACTTCACAGCCCTCCCAGAGTTTACGATTTCCTCCTAGTCCAGCATATAAATTTAATACTCTCATTGTTAGTTCTCCAAATCATTAATTATAGTCTCTCTAATGCTATCCTGCTCAGCCCTACAAACTCTATAGGGCAGGCTCTCAATCCATACAACATAGCGCTCTATAGCCTCAGTGCGCAGTTGATCATTCTCTATATCTGCAAAATCCATTAGTCAAATGCTCCTCTCTTCTCTGCCTCATCTAAAGCCTGAACCATTCTCTCCATCTCATCCTCCATATACTCAATTATCTCTTTTATGTGCTCGAACGCTATATCGCAATAGCCTCCTACTACTGACATAGTGATTCCCTTATCATCAAAAATCTCTGAATAATTATTAAATACCATCACTCCACCATCTCCATCGGTATAGACTAGGTTAAACTCTCTGCACCCGTCAGAGTCTACAAGAACTCTCTCTCTGTAGTCTGGTTTAAAAGTTTGTGTCCAGTCGTGGAAATCTTGCCCCTGTAGCCCAGCTATTGACATAGCCTCTCTGTAATCTTCTGACATGCTCTCTCTCTCTATTGGTTAAAGTTCAGGGTATTAGAGTCTCTCTCTCTCAATAGTTCAATACTCTACAGCCCTATAGTGTGACCCAATGCCAGGTTCTGGTCACGTTATAGCTCTCTCTCAAGAATGGTATCCATAGGGCTATGCCTCCCTCCAGAATGATCTGCATAGGGCTATGCTCTCTCTCTCTCTATAGTCCCTCCATAACGGGAAACAGGTTCGCCCTCTCTCGAGCCGCATAGGGACTCTGGCGGCTATAGCGCCTGCAATAGAGAGTCTATGGCGCAGGAACTGGTAGTAGTCTTTAGTTATAGCCCTATAAGGCCATATAAAGCCGTCTAAGACGTTTTAGCGTATTTTAGGTGCTAGGGTACTGGGTAGCATTGCAGGGCTTTAAATCGCCTTATATTATCTAGGCGCATAAAAAAGCCCAGCTGTTACACTGGGCAAGGGTTGGACTACTACGGGGAATTCTTAGATGCTGCGCTCAATTGCTGGGTAGTCTGCGCGTAGTCGCTGCCAGCTCAATAGGTTTATTCTGTCGCATAGCTTAACATCTAGCCGCATATACTCACTGTCTGTAAGCTGCGCCCACCTGTAAACACGTTCAAGGCCGTCACTTACTTTGTGCAGTTCCTCAACTGTCTGGGCATTGTTGATTCTTTTTAGTGCTGATTTGTAATTGCTCATGCTGCAACCTCCCCGCCAAGCTCGTAAAACTGCTGCAATGCCGCGTTTTGAATTGTAACCTCTGCCAATATGCTGGCATGGTGCGCGAACGAGTCGAACCTGTAGCTGTTATCGTCCAGCATTTCCTCCGCATCATCGGTGCAGCAGTTAGCGCAGAGCATGATGGCCTTATAGGTATAGATGGCGTGTTCACTGCTAGCAGCAGCTTGATCTATTAGCTCGTAATGGTCGCCGCCGTGCTGTTTAACTTCCTCAATAGCTTCCAGCGCAATGCTAAGGGCCAGTTGCTGTAATTCGTAATCGTTTTTTATGTAGTCCATTTTGTTAACTCCCGTTAAAGTTTTAGTAGGTTTATTAGTTTGGTTAGCTCCCGCGCTTTTTCCCACAAGGTAGCGCAGCCTGTATCAGTGTATGCTGTTTTTCCTTGACTTTCTAGCTTAATAATCTGCGGGGTTATCAACGCCAGTTGAGACTCTGCTGTTTTTAAATCCATTTTATACGCTCCAAATCGAATTTATATAAATAATTAGGCCGCCCCATATAGTAACAGCGGCCAGTGTTAACGTGCAGTAGTAGACTCTGTCGAATCTCTTTAGTTCACGCTCTAGCATCTTACTTTGTAGATACTGGTGTGCGCGGTTTATCTCAATTTGACGTTGATTATCCATTGTAGTAATCCTCTATTAGTCTATAGTTACACAGTGCATTATGCGCCTGCCCGATTTATTCCAAACTACTGTGCCTAAAGTGCTGTTCCAATCCCAGCCTATTCTGTGGCCGCAAGTAGTAATAATATCTTCTTCTTCTTTTCTGTCAATAATGAACACTTTCTCTATATCGTTATATTTAGAGATGGTTAGCCCTTTAACGGTGATCTGTCGCTGGTTATCCATGATTAATCACGCCCAGCCCAGCTTTTTTGCGTATCAATAAATAGCGCCTGTTGATGTTCCCAATTAGCGTTCAACCTATTGATAACTGACTCCAGCGTTTTAAAAGATACCATACGCGGTGGCAAATCTAAATCATTCAATGGGGCTACTGTTATCTGGTAAGGTCTAGTCCTTTCAGGGTAATATAATACGCCAGCTGTGCCGTATTTATAATCTATAGACTTAATCATTACAGCGCCCCTTGTGCCATTAGTTGAGCGCCTACAGCCCATAGGCCAAACGCTGCCATTGCTGCTATATATAACGCTGTGCTTTTTATTGCTGCCTTGCGCTGTGCTGTTTTGCGTCGCTTGCTCATTATAAAGCCCCCTTTATTGCTTGGAGAATGCCAACACTGCGGCTATTAGCTGATCTAATCATTGCGTCTAGCATGGCCATGTTACCATTGTTAGCGTGAATTAGGGCCAGTTTGATGTGGCGCTGGTCTGATTTACTAAGCTTGCTAATTAAGTTATCCATTGTAGTAGTTCCTGTTTGTTTGTTTGATGGGTTCAGTATAGCTCACCAGGGTATAGAGTCAACATAAATGCAAGCCAGATTAAGACCAATAAGTTATAAGCATATAACCCAATAGCATAACTGTATTGCTGCCATAGTATAAGGAGCCGGGCGCGCGCGAATACTACAAAGAGACTGGGAAGTCAAACATTAACGTGACCAGACCAGGCTATTGAGTCACACTAATAAATAGGCAGAGTATTGACGGGGTGGCTAGACAGTGTTAGGTGGTCTAGATAGTACCCACTACCACACTCTCTCTTACCTGTACAGAATCTATAGTGACTGATCAGTCTATTCTGGTCACGCTGTAGCCTGTGGTGACTATAAAGCCTCTACTGGTCACACTCCAGGCTTGACAGGCTGAGGTGGGTATGCTAGAGGGGACGGGGGAGGCGGCGTAGCTGCGGAGATTGTTACTGTACCCGCCTAGATACAAAATAGGGCTAAATTAGACTAAAAAGCAGCATAGTTATAACATATAGCTATATAGGCTAAGTTGTTGATAGCTAAGGGCTATTGCGGCGACTGCGGAGACGCTGTTATGGCTGAGAATCCGCCTGTTAAGGAACAGGGGAGTGTTACCAAAAGTAACATAACAGCCTCTAGAGAACATTAACAGTAAAT